CTATGATAACCGCGCATTCAACATAGCTACCTGTTCGTCGTTCATGTCATCAATCCACATACCGTAAATTTCATACACCATCTGCGCAGTTTCATGCCCCATCTGGCTGGCTATAAATGCCGGGTTCGCTCCTGCCGTCAACAACCAGCAGGCAAAAGTATGCCGCGTATGGTACGGATTACGGCGGCGAATACCAGCACGTTTTACTGCTGCATTCCATCTCGCCCCCAGACTGCTTACCGAGTAATAAGGTTTCTGTTTTCCGTTACACACCCTGGGCATGAAAACAAAATGCAGTTTTTGCTTTTCGGTTCTGCCGTACTCCCGATGATAAAAAGTGATTTCGCTTTTGCGATGATGCCCGGTTAGTTTGTATTGCTCCTTCAGTGCTTCAATAGCAGGCCGCAGTAGTGTTACCGTCCGAATCCCCGCATTTGTTTTTGGGGGACCGAACATATCAAGTATCGTCAGGTTTCTTCTGACATTCACAATTCCCTTCTCGAAATCCACATCCTCCCACGCCAGAGCAGCCAGTTCCCCGTGACGAAGCCCGGAGTAAACGGCAAATTTCCACAAGTTCTGGCTCTGTCCTTTTTCACTTTCCATTAATGCATTGAATTCTGTTTTAGATAACGGATCAGGCTTTATTCTGTTTCGCTGTAATTTTTTTACTCCTTCAAATGGTTTGGTTGATATAAATCCCGACTGATACGCAAAACGTAACAACGAACAGAGCAGGGCGATATAGTTATCAACTGTGCGCACGGTTCTTCCTTTTTTGTTGGATCTTGGATTATCCAGGTAAAGCGTTTCTCCATGCAGCAGTTCATTCCGGTAGTTTAAGATATCGCTATAACGAATATGTGATATTGGGGTACTCTCACAAATTATTATCCTGAGTGTTTTTAATTGTGATTTCGTTTTCTTCATTGTGTTTGTTGTTAACTCTGTCTCTTTAATTTTTGTCCAGATATCACAAAGCTCCCCGAACGTTTTTATGACCCTCGTTGTCACCATTTTTGCCCCAGTGCTGGACTGGGGGAAACGTCTTAAATACTCAAATTCACCGGAATTGATTTCATGAACTATCAACGCTCTTAAATTCCCGGCTTTTTTAATGTTACTGTTAGTAACCTCCCAGCCTTTCAATGTTTCCCGACATCGTTTTCCTCGAAACATGAACCAGATGCGAATGTATTTACCTCGAATCTCGACACCTGTTGGTAATTTAGACATATCATGAGTCTTTGATAAACTGATTTATCTTTGGATAGTTGTACCAGATAATCCCTCGCTTACTGTCTGGCTTCCCTAAAGGAGATACTCGTTTGAAGTGGAAGCCTTCCACCCAACAGTTCTGGCGGTATGCTTCAATTTGTCTGGCCCCCAGACCAGTGCGAAGCATCAGGCCGTATTCAACCATCCACTCTTCATTAAAGATTACTTGTGCCATCGCATCACCTCTGGCAGGCGCCAATGTTAGACTGAAATTGACGCCCGATGTTGATTATTAATAATCAGCTATGAAGTTTTAATTTGAATACAATGCAATTCACGAGGACTGAAGTTGCTCGCAATTAAAATTTATCAGTTTTACTTTCTGCTCTCTGGAAACGCCTGCTTCTTTTTTACCTGAGAGCATTTTTTCGCATTCTGATTTGGTTAATTTTGTTTTTGAGTACCTTGTCCAGTTAGTAGGAGTGCCACCTTCCTTTTCAATAGTGGCGGTAATTTTATACATGAACACCTCCATTATTATTTCCAGTGGTTCGTTTATTCCATCGTTCGAGTGCTTCTTTTTCACTTCCACCATAGCCGGTTCGGGATTCGCATCCGTTACACTTCGCGCGGTAATATCCTGAAATGGCTTTCACCGTTACTGATGGACAACCACAAAAAGGGCATGGTTTGACTTTTTCATACCGCATTGTCTTTTCTCTCATAAAATAAAATTTTGTGATGGCGGTGAGGCTACACCGCCAAAGTCAATATCAGGAGCCGATATATTCTGGTTTCATATCTGTCAGTGTCGTTTTATACGCCTCATATAATTCACCCAGATGTGGCCGGGCAGCATTCAGCGTATTTTCCAGAGCAGTAAATTTTTGTTCTGCTTCTGGATCACCTGAAGAAGGTAGGTCATTTATCATCTTCTCGATACGGGCAATAGCATTGAGACGGTGATGACGCTGAACCACTTTTCCTTTAAGTTCCGTATAGAGAGCGCCAAGTGTATTTTTATGATCTTCCACTTCCTGGCGAAGTGCTGTTGTTTCCCCGGTGCTTTGTGCCTGCTCAATACGTTCACGGAAAGCATCGATCCAGTTTTCCCCGGCATCCTGCTCAATAATTGTTGTTTCACGTTCCGCGCGGCAAGCGGAAGTGTTTTTATGTTCCTGAACCGGATTAATGATTTTTTCCTGTGGCTCGTCCAGTTCGTCCCTGGTGTACACTCCAAGAATCACTTCGGGGCAATAAAGGCGCGCCCAGCGTTTCAGCGCTAGATAGGCAAGCTGCTGGCGAGGATCGTCGGCCCATAGCGTTGAGTTACGTGTTCTGGCCTGCGCCAGAAGTAATTCCAGTACGCGTGGTTTACTTTCGCCGCGTAGTGTTGCCTGGACACGAACACCGATCCCGTTTTCATCGGCCAGCTTCCAGCCAGGTACACGATATTCTTTCCCTTTGTCGCTCTTCCTGATTTCAAATTTCCCGATAATTTTTTCCCACGGCCCGAACCAGTCATATTCAATACGCCCGGTTAGCGGCCCACGAGTACTGATTACGGCATTAACCAGTTGCGCTTCATATCCGAGCACACCATTCACAACGAAAGTTTTCTGAGCTACTGCGTAAGGGTTCATTTGCCACTGCATCGCCTGCATGGTGATGGCCATGCAGTCTGATGGATTTCCCCGGAGGTGTTCCGGTACAGTAGCCATGCCGGAAGCCATTACCTGGGAAAATGTCTGAATTGCAGCCAGGGACTGAGGGCTGAAAACCGCAACATTAGAGTTAATATTTTCTTGTTGAGTTAATTCGTTCATTGTGTCCTTCCTCAGATGCTCAGTGCTTCAAGACGACGAAGATCAAAGTCGTTTAATTCGTCGGTATAACTTTCGGTAATCGGTGCTGGCCAGTTGTTTGTCTCCAGGGCTTCGTTTATCTGGCGTAGCGTCCGGCGATATTCCTGTCGACCAAGTTCCAGGAGTTCCTGCGAGGCTTCCACGACTGCCACCCAGTGATAGCCAGCATCTTTGTTGACGAAGATCCAGAAAAATTTGTCCAGGTTTGCCACATCGCAATACATTGCGGCGCTGAGGTGATAATCACGCTCAATAATTTCACGGTGCAGGCGATCTTTAAGTCGTTCCTGTCGCACATAACCGAGGCTGACTGACTTCACGTCAGCGCAAATGCTTTCGTATGGCAGCCGGATTTCGATATCAGGACGGACCCTGATTTCCAGCCCGGTTTCTTCATCAAACCCGAAATAGCTGATTTCAGATTTGCGATCCGGGTGGTTGAGTAGCCTTGCTGCATCGGTATTGTTTTGCAGTGCCGCGTGAATATTTTTTGCCTGTTCATACATCTCCGGACTGATAAACGTTTTCCCGGCATTTTCTTCTTGCTGGCGTTTTTGCCAGTCCTCCAGTGTCACCAGTTCCGGGCGAATTTTCCGTGCGATTTCGGTTAATTGCTCTTTTGTGCCACTGATGTTGTAAGGCAAAGATTTAGCACGTTCTTTTTTTGCCAGTTCTGGGGCTACAGTTTCAATTTGATCCAGAAGCTGCTCCCGTGCTCCACTGGTTTTCAACAGAGGAGGGAGGCTTGCGTTGTATTCTTTAATACAGGCTTTCATTGCTGATGCTGTGTGTTTTTCCCCCTCAGGAATACGCCGAAATTCCACCGGAAGCGAACCGTAAAGGATGCCTGTTTCTTCGGCCCCGGCACTTACAGACAGTGGCTGTATAAGAGTGCTGTTGTAGCTTTCGATCCACTCTTTCATCTGCTCTGGTGTCATCAGTGCTGGCAGACTGGCATTGTGTTTTTTAATGATGGCGATCAGTTCGCTAGAAGTAGTAACCACATATTCAGGAACCGGTACCGGAATGGCATATTCATCAGCGAATTTATCCGTTTCCAGAACATAGCTGTGAATGATCCGCCCACGCAGCAGTGCATCACTTTCCTCGTTCGGAATAGTTCCGGCAATGTGCCGTCCGTGGTAATACATCAGGCTGATACGGGCATCCTTCAGCATCGTGCTGCTTATTCCGTTGGCGGAGTGATAAACCTCGTTCGGGAGGTTTTCATAGCGGCCAGGCTCGAAATATGACGGCCACATGATTTCAGTTGCTACAGGAGCTGACGCTTCACCAGTTTCATCACTGCAATCACGATGCGGATCGCTGCCAGCATTCTCATTGTGCGGATGTTCAGCGCCTTCCATTTCCACCGGATCTTTTTCCTTAGCTTCAACCTGATTCTCTTCATCGAATGTTTCCTGGTATGTTGCGTCGCCCGTCACCGCCCCACAGTCAGGGCAGTTATCTCCGCCAGTCTGACCGCAGGCATTGCAGACTATTTCCGGTTCCTGTTGCACTACTGCCTCAGGTTGTTTCACATCCGGGCTGGTTTTTTCCGTTTCTGGCTGGTTCTGGTACACAGAATCGCGAGTCTGGATCCCCTTAACCCATTTCGGATCGTTCGGGTCGCTAATTCCGTCAACAAATTCACCACGTGATGCAGCAAGCAATTTATCGGCATCGACAGGATTTTTTGATGGAATGTTTTTCCGGGCTTCATGGAGTTCTGCCCGCAGTTCCTGATATTTCGCATCAACAGAATTTACCTGTGACTGAGCATCCAGCGGCTGCGTGTCCTGATGATGTTCAGTTGCCTCCGGTTCCATTGTTTCAGCCTCTCCCTGTTCAACTGCCGTTGTTCCAGATGGTTGCGGTTTTTCTTCATCATCCTGTTTTCCTTCTTCTGTTACTCGCTGCGGCATCGGGGCAGAGGAGCGACCGCAGGCAATATCCACGATTTCCGGATCAGGGTTGGCATGATCGGTTTCAGTCAGTACTTTGTTCAGATATTCAGTGACGTGCGCGGGGATGACCTCGATCCCAATTGGTGCTTCTTTTACGGACGCAACCACGATGGCGCGGGAATAATCCAGCCCGCCAGGCATGGTGATGAATTTGTCGCGGAAAACAGAAAAGGGCGGTTTATTTTCAGCGATAATTTCCTCAATGCGTTTAGCGTGTGCCGGATGAAGGTTATAGATGTCCAGATCCATTGAACGGGCCAGTACGCCAGTGGCTACGTCGCGCGCCAGTGACGTCAGATCGTGTACGAAACCTTCGCCGCGATCGGTGAGGTTTCCGCCGCCAGCATTAGCACCGGAAGCCGTGCGAGTGATGTGTGAAACACGATTACCCTTCATCCACTCTTTTGTCAGCAGTCCTCGATCGGTGTAGTCAGCGTTCAGGTATGCTTCGAAAAAAGCAGTTATCAGTCCCAGGTTTGAATTACCAGGATTAGGGAAAACTTTGTCAGTGTCACGAACCAGTTTGTGGAGATCGCGAATTTCCAGCGGGTCGAGCAGGCTGGTTTTGTGGGAAACAGCCAGGGCAGTAACAGCCGGTAGTTCTTCAGCCCGAGCAATGTGTAATGCCTGGAGTCCGTCGCGTGAAACGTGCGTTACCGGTTTTTCGCTGCCGTGTTGAGCAAGCCAACGAATGGGCAGTTCCTGGCCAGAAATTGGGAGTAGCATATTCTCCTCAATCTCAGTCATGTCTTCGCCGTTGACGTTGGTATTGCCTTGATAGTGAGCGTTGTCTGGTGCTGCTCCCGGTTTTAGTTCCCATGTCATGGAGTCTTTGCTGAGTTGATAGCGTTCACTCCAGGTAAAATCGATCTCACCTTCAGCGGGCAGGTCATTAACGACAGGAAAATTCGTGGCAACAGCTTTAAAATAGCTGCTCAGTTTTTTACCTGACTTAACGATCAGGTAGTCCAGAGTGGCACAGGTCGATTCAAAATCGTCGCTTGCCCACAGGACGACGTCAGGTTCACCGGATGATTTTTTCGCTTTCCGTAACAGGAAGAGTGGTTTTGTGCTCATTGTTTTTTAACCTCAACTCAGATTAAAATTCGTTTTGTTCAGTGAATGATCTTGCCGGATACACACTGTTCATAGCCTGCGTCATACGCAGGCTATTTCTTTCAGATTTCACCTTTTAATTTCATTGCAATTAGAGTTGCCAGAAATTCGGCTTTTTTTTCTGCGGGCAGATTCTTTCCGGTATGCACCAGGCACATTTTTTTGACACCTTCGTGAAGTGTTTTAACGTTGCCTGATGGACCGTCGATATCAACCACAGTGAATGGGGTTTCTTTATTTTCTGTTTTAATCACGTAGCCAATACGCTTTCCTTCCAGATTAACTTCGTGAACAATGTCATCAGTAGTTACAACAGTGGCTTCATAACTGGTAATCATGTTTTTCTCCTTAATTAAGGTTGAGCGAATCCCTGCCATTGCTGGCATAAATTCAGTTTCGCATAGTCAGTTAATTAAAGTTCGTGTGCCATCTGGTCTTTTTCGGCACATATTTCACTACAATATTTTTTCATTTCCGTCGTTGGGATAACTCCACGCATGAAATGAAGTGGTCTTTTAATGCTTTTGCTTTCTTTAACTTCTTTATCGCAAAGGTGGTAAGCACATTTTATTTTCTTAGTCATCACCATGACTCCGCCTTTACAGGTAAACCATCACGACCGAGGAAGACTTTAATCATGCAGTCAGTAATGCATGTTTTTGTGGTCAGGTTTCGAATATAAAGTTTTCGCTTTTTAATATTGTTTGCCGAGGCAATATATGTCCGGCCGTTATGAAGAACATAATCACCAGGAGTCACACACTGACGAGGTATTTCATCAGTTCCGAAGTGATGAGCAATCATAATTATCTCCATTTTCACAAATGAACTTTGTTGATGCGGTGCCTGGTGCCTCCAGGTGACGTTAACCAGTTAACAATTAACGCCGGATAATCCCCCCATAACACTGATGCTTTTAACTGTTCCGCGTGCGCTTAGCCGCATTCACCGCATCACAAAATTCACTTTAAAAAGGGCGGACATCAGCCGAACTTCAAGAAAAAACTGATGCCGCCAAGACTACACACAGCAATGTCGTTATTTACAACCGGAGGCGCACTCCCACCATTTAAATTTAACAGACAAGACCGACTCTTTATGGATATCGGAAATGCGCCTTCGTGTTGCGCCCAGTTTTATTTCACCACCTCCGGGCTTCGGTGGTCTCGGCTATACCCCTACAGCGAGAGCTTGTGTTAACATTTCAATACCCTTACAGTTGAGAGTTATTGATATGTTGGATGTATTTACTCCATTGTTGAAACTTTTTGCTAACGAGCCACTCGAAAGACTTATGTATACGATTATCATTTTTGGCCTCACTCTCTGGCTGATACCGAAAGAGTTTACTGTCGCATTCAATGCTTATACTGAAATACCTTGGCTCTTTCAGATTATCGTTTTTGCCTTTTCTTTCGTGGTCGCCATTTCCTTCTCAAGATTGCGAGCACATATTCAAAAGCATTATTCATTACTACCAGAGCAACGAGTATTGCTTCGTTTATCTGAGAAAGAAATAGCTGTATTTAAAGATTTCCTTAAAACCGGAAATCTTATTATCACTTCTCCTTGCCGTAACCCGGTTATGAAAAAATTAGAACGGAAGGGCATCATTCAACATCAGAGTGATAGCGCAAACTGTTCTTATTATCTCGTCACCGAAAAATACTCCCATTTTATGAAGTTATTCTGGAACAGCAGGAGTAGACGTTTTAATCGTTAGCTTACTGTGTGCTTCTCCAACCATCGGCGCGCACCAGTTTCGGTTTTAAATGTTTTGCTTTTGGTATACGTCATAGCAGTGAACGTTCCATCTTGGTTGGGGAACACGCCGCACACCATGGATTCGTTATTGCCGAGGTCGATTTTTTGCATTTTTCGCACCTCACATCTTGTTGTTGCGGATAGAGGCTTCTGCCTGCCAGAGATCCCAGTCGTTGCTGCGTAAAGCCTGCACAGCCTGGTTGTAAGTGATGCCGCAACAATCCATCAAATACTGAACTACTTCGTAATGCACCATCTTATCTCTCCCCTTAACGCCGGGTGGCGGAACTAACTGCTGCACTGCAAAATTTGAATCCCGCCGTCATGTTCATACGCCTCGGGCTGGCTACTTAACCCCTTACCACGGCCTGGTAACTCGAAGTATTGCCAGGCGTTCTGTGGGGCGGGGTGGGTGGTATGCTGGAACTATAGGTAATGCCTAATTGATTGTCAATAGGCTATGCCTAATGTTTTGAGCGTAACCTAATAGGTGATGACGACAGGAGAAAGTGATGGGGGGTTAAATAACGGAATCCAGGAGTTTTCCGTCAGACCATATAAGTTTAAGTTCCAGTTTTTGTGATGTTCTGGCTTTTCCGTTCAGATTCTAGAGCTTTCAGATACTTACCCACTTTCATTTCCATCGCTGCTATGTAGGCGCGAACATCGTGGTCAACCCAATCTGGTTCTGTAGCATTTCCAGATAACAGGAAAGCTACAATCGCTCTTATTTCATCAGAGGCTGCTTGATAAAGGTTGTTTATATCTAAAAGTTCACTTTTTGTATCTGAATTGGTGGGGGTTGGTATGGGGTATTCGTTAAGCCCCCAATGCTCTGGACCAACAACATCAGAAAAGAAACGCCATAATTCTGGAAGTTTATCTTTACTTATGGAGCCTTTCTTAATCCAGTCATAAATTGATGGTGGTTGGACTTTGAAGTGGCGTGCGACCTCCGCCTTTGATTTGACGGATCCCGATGCGATTTTTTTGTTAATGGCCTGCTCTATCGCTCGGCCTAAGTCTTTACCACTAAGCATTGCTTAATATTCTCCTATGCTCATTGCATTAGGCAATCCCTACCCTCATTGCATTAGGCATAGCCTATTGACATTTATATTAGGCGTCGCCTAATATTTCTGTGTGTTTTTGGAGTTCATTCGATGAAAAAAGAGAACTATTCATTCAAGCAAGCTTGTGCTGTTGTCGGTGGGCAATCAGCAATGGCTAGGCTTTTAGGTGTATCACCTCCAAGCGTAAATCAATGGATCAAAGGGGTACGTCAATTGCCTGCCGAGAGATGTCCAGCAATTGAACGTGCAACAAGAGGTGAGGTTCTGTGCGAAGAACTTCGTCCTGATATTGACTGGTCATATTTACGACGTTCGGCATGTTGTTCGCAGAATATGTCAGTGAAGCAACTAAATGACAGTAACAAATCCTCATTTGATCATACCTGAAACATCAAGAGGCAAATGATTCATGAAAATCAAGCATGAGCACATCGAATCAGTGTTGTTTGCCCTAGCAGCCGAAAAAGGGCAGGCATGGGTAGCCAATGCCATTACTGAAGAATATCTGCGCCAGGGGGGCGGCGAATTGCCCCTGGTTCCAGGCAAGGACTGGAACAATCAGCAGAATATCTATCACCGTTGGTTGAAAGGTGAAACGAATGCGCAAAGGGAAAAAATTCAGAAATTGATCCCTGCGGTTCTGGCAATTCTTCCTCGCGAGCTGCGTCACCGACTCTGCATCTTCGATACCCTGGAACGCCGTGCATTACTGGCGGCGCAGGAAGCGTTAAGTACGGCAATTGATGCGCATGATGATGCAGTCCAGGCCGTTTACCGGAAAGCGCATTTCAGCGGCGGCGGGTCTTCCGACGATTCTGTCATTGTTCATTAAGCAAAAGTTTCCATGCTGTTTGTGCTTATTCTAAGCAATCGGGCAGCATCATACGGGGCAATTATGGCCGCATTACCATACATGCAACTGTACATAGCTGATTACCTGGCTGACACCATGCATTTGTCAGCAGAGGAGCATGGTGCGTATTTGTTGCTGATGTTCAATTACTGGCAAACAGGAAAGCCAATACCTAAAAACAGGCTGGCAAAAATTGCCCGTCTGACTAACGAGCGATGGGCTGATGTTGAACCGTCCTTGCGGGAGTTTTTTTGCGATAACGGCGAGGAATGGGTGCATCTTCGGATTGAGGAAGATCTGGCATCAGTCAGGGAAAAATTAACCAAAAAATCAGCCGCAGGAAAAGCATCGGTTCAGGCCAGAAGAAGCAGAAAGGAAGCAGATGTTCAAACAAAACAAGAGAGAAATTTAACAGGTGTTCAAACAGATGTTGAAGTGGTGTTTGAACATGATGTCAACACAAAGGCAACTAATAAAGATACAGATAAAGATCTAAAAACAGATCCCCCCCTAAATCCCCCCCGGGGGAATCGAGGTGTCAAAAAGTTTGACCCTCTGGATATTGCTTTGCCGAACTGGATTTCTGTCTCGCTCTGGCGTGAGTGGGTTGAATTTCGCCAGGCATTGCGTAAACCGATTCGAACGGAGCAGGGCGCTAACGGGGCGATACGGGAGCTGGAAAAATTCCGCCAGCAGGGTTTTTCACCTGAGCAGGTGATTCGACACAGCATCGCCAATGAATACCAGGGCTTGTTCGCGCCAAAAGGTGTTCGACCTGAGACGTTACTCCGACAGGTTAACACCGTCTCGTTACCGGATAGTGCGATCCCGCCAGGCTTCAGGGGGTAACTGACCATGAAAAATATTGCGGCAGGAGGCATTCTTGAACGTATCCGCAGACTGGCCCCGCCACATGTAACCGCCCCATTCAAAACGGTAGCGGAGTGGCGCGAGTGGCAACTTTCCGAAGGCCAGAAACGTTGTGAGGAGATCAACCGTCAGAATCGTCAGTTGCGGGTGGAAAAAATTCTGAATCGCTCTGGCATCCAGCCATTGCACCGCAAATGCTCGTTTGCGAATTACCAGGTGCAGAACGACGGTCAGCGATACGCGTTGAACCAGGCGAAATCTATCGCTGATGAACTGATGACCGGGTGTACAAATTTTGCGTTCAGCGGAAAACCTGGTACCGGAAAAAACCATCTGGCGGCGGCTATCGGGAATCGCCTGCTGAAAGATGGCCAGACAGTGATTGTGGTTACCGTGGCTGATGTCATGAGTGCTCTACACGCCAGCTATGACGACGGGCAATCAGGCGAAAAATTTTTGCGGGAACTGTGCCAAGTGGATCTGCTGGTTCTTGATGAAATTGGCATTCAGCGCGAGACAAAAAACGAGCAGGTGGTGCTGCACCAGATTGTTGATCGCCGGACAGCGTCGATGCGCAGCGTGGGGATGCTGACAAACCTGAACTATGAGGCCATGAAAACATTGCTCGGCGAGCGGATTATGGATCGCATGACCATGAACGGCGGGCGATGGGTGAATTTTAACTGGGAGAGCTGGCGTCCGAATGTCGTCCAGCCAGGAATTGCGAAGTGATTTTTACCGGGAGGAAATTTTAATGGAAACCGTTTTTGATGTACTGAAAGCAATGGGAAAAGCCACGTCGGTAGAACTGGCTGCGCGACTTGATATCAGTCGTGAAGAAGTGCTGAACGAGCTGTGGGAACTTAAAAAGGCTGGCTTCGTTGATAAAAGCGTATACACCTGGCGTGTGGCTGATAACAACGTTCAGCAGGAACAGCCAGAGCAGGCAGAACTGCCGGAAGAAACCACCACGGCAACAGTAGCGAAAATCTCAGAGTGCGATTTAACCGCGACGATTGAACAACGCGGACCACAAACGGCTGATGAGCTGGCTACGCTGTTCGGTATCACATCACGCAAAGTGGCTTCAACGTTGGCTCAGGCAATCAGCAAAGGTCGCCTGATTCGCGTAAATCAGAACGGTAAATTTCGTTACTGCATGCCGGACGATAATTTACCAGCAGAGCCGAAAGCTGCATTGGTAACGGAAACTGATGGTAAAGCCTTTCCTCAGCCAGCAGGTGTTGCGTTACCAGCACAGGAAGCTGCAATACAGGAAGAAATTAAAACAGGAACTGTGGCGGACATTGTGCAGTCGCTGCCATCGTTCACCGAAACGCGGGCGGATGACCTGATTTTACCATCGCTGCATCTGGCAAACCGCGAACTGCGCCGGGCGAAAAATCATGTCCAGAAGTGGGAGCGTGTCTGCGCCGCACTGCGGGAGCTGAATAAACACCGGGATATTGTCCGACAGATTGTCGATTCCACCAGTCGCGTTGTGTTGGAAAAGTGAGGCGCTTATGAGAAACGTTTTTACACCTGAATACCGGGAGCAACTGAAGGCGCGTATTGTGGAACTGGTGCGCAGAGACGGGAGGAAAACGCGTAAGCAACTGGAAGATGAAACCGGAGCAACGAGACACCTGATAGAAGTTCTGGCGAAAGAGCTGGTGGGCAGTGGCATAGTATATGGTTCGGGGCACGGGATATTTCCTTCGGAGCAGGCGCGCAAGGACTGGATAAAGGCCCGTAAAGAGATGTCGAAAGGTACAGCGAAAAAGAAGAGAGACCCCGAGCTGATTTATTCATTGCCGGATGGTGAAATACGCTGTTACAACAGACGACAGAACATAATTTGTCGCGAGTGCCGTCAGAGCGAAGCTATGCAGCGTGTACTGGATTTCTATCAGGGAAATTTTCAGGAGGTGGTACTGTGAACGCATCAAAATGTCAGGTTAATGGCAACAAGATAGAACCGTGCGCGGCTTTGGCAAAATCTCTCGAATATGGAAATCCAACATTCAAGAGTAAAGGCATATTTATCCCGGAACGTGTGAACATAAACACCGGCGAGTCAGGCATAGATATTGCTCAAATTCACTCTGGGCAATATATCGGTCGTGGTGTTGCAATGTGTTTTTGCCCGTTCTGTGGTGAAAGTCTGAAAACGTGGGAGAACAGAAATGAAAGAAATTAGAGAAATACCAGTAGTACGTGATGAATATGGCTGCTGGACGCATCCTGAATATGAAAAATTCTGTGATGGTAGAGAACATATTTCAACGGAAGAGTTTAACGCATGGATGGAGGAAAATAAACTTCAATACGTCCTCTGCTTCAGAGACGAAGGATGTGCTGACTTTGATGCTTGTGATGCTGATATTTCTGCATGGGAACCGGAACGACCAGAGGGCGATGGATGGTTTATTGGTTCAATACATGACACCGAAGATGGCCCGGTTTGTGTCTGGTTGCGAAATAAAGCTGAAGCGTAAAGGCGATAAATCACCTGACAACAAAACACTGAAAATTTAAATCAGAAGTGATTTTTATTAAATCCTTAACCGGAGGGGTTCCTGCACCCTCAAAACATCAGGAGGCCGCCCGAAAGGGCGGCTGTTCCGCTGTTCAATTATCTAAAATTGTGCTAAACCTTTTGATTACCATTAAGAACGTTATAACAGTGATAAAAAAGGATGTATAGGCTAAAAAGCTAACAATATATGCAGGTGCGCGAAAATACCATTTCATTAAATCCACTGCATTGTCAGGCAGGAAATATATTATCACTGAAAATATAACCAATACTATTGAAGTTAATATTGCATAAGCGACGTTGTGGCATAACTGCTCATATATGGTTTTGTTAGTGTTTAATGATATCAATTTGTCTCGGGATTTGTGTCCTTCAATTATGTCTGATATCTTAGTAATGGTTTTTTGTTTTTGTTCATAAATCATTATTACTGCACTCATTAATAGTGCTGTTGTAATAGCCCCGAAGTTAACGAAGACGGAAGCAATTGCCGGTTTCATTATTCCGTATGTCCAGCACAGAACGAAAGAAAGAGATAGCGGAACAATAAAATGTACGATAATGTCGCTCATCAACATTGTTCCACGCTGATCTGACATTGTTTTGTAGTGTTTTATTATTACACCCAGCACATTTATTTTATTCATATGATCACCCCTTTGTTTCCGCTATGCAGTTCTAACAATATATCATTAGAAAGGTTTTTTATCGTGTCATGAAGTGCTGTTAGATCAGGTATGCCTGTTAATGGGTCGATTTTTAGATCATTATCATCTAACTCTGCGGAAATTCCTTTTTTTAGTATGGTATCATAATTGAAAACGACAGTCCGACTGCCGAGCTGTAAGCTTACTTTTATTGCATCACATTTATCTTCAATAATCTCAATGATGTTTCCTATATTCTTGTTTCTTAAATCCCTGAAACTTCCGAACATGCCATCGTTTGCTTTTATTATTAAGTCTGTCTTGATGTTTGTTTTGTTTTGACCAAAGGAATCAGTAATGTCTTTTGGTGCTTTATATCCTTGAGCCTTAATTTGTTTTAATTCGGAATTGAGAATATATTGAGGGATTTTCTTATGATGTAATGGATTGATTCTTGCTTCGAGTTGAAATTTGTTTTTTAGATATTCAGTGATAGAATCAGAAAGGACACCTCGAGCAGAAATATTATCGCAAGAATGGAATGCAATAATTCCTTCTTCAAGGGTGTCTGGTAGGTATATTAAAATATAACGTTCTTTGAGTGTTACATCATAAGCAGTTGTCCTGTAGTGGATTTTTTTGAGTTTTACATCCTTTATTTCACTACTTTCTCCATATTTCCCAACTTTTATATAACCATATATAATTTTCTTTGTGTTATCAAAGTGAAGTTTAGCGTGTTGTTCTAGAGATATTTTAGTTTTGGATACGCCAAACTCGATGGGGGTGTTTTTATATAGAGTAAAATAATCAACAAAAAGTTCATATGCCGTTTTTTTATTACTTAAACCCAATTCATTAAGCTTTTTGCTGGCTCGACTGCCTTTATGGGTCAATACGCGGAATGAATAGAAATTAACGCTGTGCATGAAAAGTCCTTTTGAACATATAGGAATATACTAGAACATAAATAGATGCAATGTATAAAGGAAAAGCTACCGCAGGGCGAACCCACCCACCGATAGCTCTTAACTGGTTGTTTGTAAAAGATAATACATAAATAGGGGGCTGTGTAAAGAGGTAAGCATCGTCAGGGCAGGGGAGATGTGTTAGGCGATATTGGTAAAATTTACGTTGAGGATAAAAACGGTTTGCGTGAAAAGAAGAGTTAAGTAAAAATCGCTGCGGGTGCTTGAGGCTATCTGTCTCAGGCATGAACACCAAAAGGCAGATAGAGAAAAGCCCCAGTTAACATTACGCGTCTTGCAGGACGCTTAACATTAATCTGAGGCTCAATCCATGCTGAACACATGTAGGTTAGCCTCTTACGTGCCGAAAGGCAAGGAGAAGCAGGCTATGAAGCAGCAAAAGGCGATGTTAATCGCCCTGATCGTCATCTGTTTAACCGTCATAGTGACGGCACTGGTAACGAGGAAAGACCTCTGCGAGGTGCGAATCCGAACCGGCCAGACGGAGGTCGCTGTCTTCGTAGACTACGAATCTAGAGAGTAAGAGTGACCAGGCGGGAGAGTAATCTCCCGCCACCTCTGATGTGTCAGGCATCCTCAACGCACCCGCACTTAACCAGCTTTGGCGGGTATATTTTATCTGTGAATATTTTTATAAAAATAATGCCCACGCACAGCATAAAACAAAAAGTATTACAGATAAAAAAGGAACGTAATGTGCAGATTTGTTGTTTTCCATATTTACTCACCTTAATATGATTAACCCTGATAGGGTTGTTATTTCAGCGGTTTTCAAATGAGATATTATGGTGATCTGACAAATTTGCATAACATTAAAATTTAATTTGTTTAACCGCTTTTAATAATAAGCGTTGTTTGTATCCCAGCAATCTGTTGTTTGGTTTTTATTCCATTAAGGTGGGGGCTTTACACTGGAGCCAGTTTATTTATACTTCATACGTCAGCCTGAACAACTGGCATCTGCTGCGCTGCGCCATCGAGAGATTGAGAAATGGCGCATATACAACTGGTCAAACAAACCTCTTCCGGATTACTTCTCCCGGCGACGCCGGAGAGTTGTGATTTTCTGCATCAAATCAAAATAGGCGAGTGGATACACGCAGACTTTAAGCGTGTGCGTAACTACGCATTCCACAAGCGTTTTTTCAAACTCCTGCAACTGGGATTCGATTACTGGACTCCGGTCGGTGGGGCGATCACGCCTCGCGAACGAGAACTGCTGTCTGGTTTCGTTGATTACCTGTGCGAATCAGTTGGTCGGGAACACACGCCAGCCCTGAGTGATGCCGCAGAGCAATATCTGAATACAGTTGCGACACGCAGAACCCGGGATACGGCATTGTTAAAGTCGTTTGAGGCTTTTCGCGAGTGGGTAACCATTCAGGCTGGATTTTACACCGAACATTTTTATCCGGACGGTAGCCATGGGCGTCGGGCGAAATCCATCGCTTTTGCGAATATGGACGAAACCGAGTTTCAGCAGGTTTATAAATCTGTTCTGAATGTGCTGTGGAACTGGATTCTGTTCCGTAAATTTTCCTCTCCGGAACAAGTCGAAAATGTGGCCGCGCAGCTGCTGGAGTTTGCGTAATGGTGGATTTACGTAAAGCGGCGCGGGGGCAGATGTGCACCGTCAGAATTCCTGGCTACTGCAATCACGATCCGGAAACGTCTGTGCTGGCGCATTACCGACTGGCGGGAACGTGCGGAACAGCGACAAAACCACACGATATGCAGGCGGCGATTGCCTGTAGCTCATGCCACGATCTAATCGACGGGCGGGTAAAAACCATCGATTACACCAAAGAAGAATTACGCCTGATGCATGCAGAAGGTGTTCTTCGCACACAAGAAATCTGGAGAAAGGAGGGATATTTATGATTTACCCAACGAATACAGGAAAAAGCGGAGAACACCTTCGTCTCACCACGCTGGAAAGTGTCTGGATTCAGGGAAAACTACGTATGTGGGGGCGCTGGTCGTATATTGGCGGCGGTAAGACGGGGAATATGTTCAACCAGTTGTTGGCCTCTAAAAAGCTGACAAAAACGGCAATTAACGAGGCGCTCCGGAGGATGAAAAAAGCAGGTCTGAACAAGTCTGAACTTGAGGCTTTTTTGCGGGATATGATTAACGGTAAGCAAAAGAGCTGGCTGGCGCATTGTACTGATGCAGAGGCGTTATGTATTGATCGGGTCATAAGTGAGGTGCTGGCAGAGCATCCAGGATTGATTAGCGTCCTTCGGCAACGGTATGAGGGGCGGGGGATGACCAAACGCAAAATGGCTGAATTGCTAAATGATGCACACCCAGAGTGGTGTTTTAGCACATGCGAAAAGCGAATTGCTAATTGGTTGGCCGTTGCTGAGTATGCGCTATACATTCCCATGCGAGAATCATTCGCTCAAAAAACGGCTTGATTTTTTACGCATAAACTGCTTCAATTTTGCTACGCTTCGCAAAGCTGTATCGCGAGGCGAATCAAGCGCAATTAAACTTTAATAGAACCCGCCATCGAGCGGGTTTTGTTGTTTCTGTGGTGTGATATCAGAAACGACATTTAATCATCGCCTTCAAAATAAATTTATTTATATGTTGTTGTATATATTTTAAGTGAAAGTGAATTATTTACATAAAATAAAAACATATAAATAAATTTACATAACTTGACGCAAGCTGTTGTTGCGATTGGAATATTAAATCGTATCATCGAAAACGGTTCTGAGGGGGAACTCTTCTTTGAACGGTGATATCGCTCCCCTGAAGAACCAATGCCGACTTAGCTCAGTAGGTAGAGCAACTGACTTGTAATCAGTAGGTCACCAGTTCGATTCCGGTAGTCGGCACCATATGCGGGTATCGTATAATGGCTATTACCTCAGCCTTCCAAGCTGATGATGCGGGTTCGATTCCCGCTACCCGCTCCAGCATTTGAAACAAGCCTTATTGTATTACGGCACTGGCGTATTTTTTTATTACGTGGGAGCAGGTTGTTTTGAAAAAGCATTCTGTTCTCTGGCTATGATTTGAGGCCGGGTGTAGCCTCAGTGCTGATTTTTTTACGGCAGCAGAATGGTGCATTATCGGTGGAGATTTTGTATTTCCTAGCAGGGTCGGTGATGCATCATTCTGGTGTTGTAAATCGCACCACAGAGGCGCTCCTCAGTGCGAGGGTGGTTTAAAGAGTCGGTTTAGCGGGAAACCACAGTATCCATACAGCACGGAATACTTCGGGAGGCACCCGACGCCTCGGTTTAATAACAATTAAAAAATTCATCCCTTGCATTGACCAACCGCCATATCTGGCGGTTTTTTTTATTCCTTTCTCAGGACAAAAAAAGACACGAGCATCCAGGAATACTCGTGGGACAACGTCCTTTAGATAGCAATTTGCGAGAGGGTGAAAAGTAGCGCGGTCGTCGGATTAAGACCGCGGGACAAAGTCCATGAAGAATAATAAGTATTGGCCCCCTTCTGGGGACATGTTCATACTACTAAGCTTCAGAAGTGGTTTAAATCATCAAATTAACCTTAATTTACGATAAGTCTTATTTCATTTCTTTGCGCCACATCTGGCGCGCATCAAATAACGCCACGCAAAGGGCATCTGCGGATGCCGGTGCTTTTGACGGGGTGTTTTTTACGGGCCGCTGGTGGCCATTTTTTGTTTCCATTACACAGCGCCCGCATCTGCGAGGTGGGGGTTATGAAATCCATGGATAAGTTAACAACGGGTGTCGCCTATGGCACCTCCGCAGGCAGTGCTGGCTACTGGTTTTTACAGTTGCTCGATAGAGTAACTCCGTCACAGTGGGCTGCAATCGGTGTGCTGGGTAGTCTGGTTTTTGGCCTGCTGACGTACCTGACAAACCTTTATTTCAAGATTAAAGAAGATAAGCGCAAGGCTGCGAGAGGTGAATAATGCCTCCATCATTACGAAAAGCCGTTGCTGCTGCTATTGGTGGCGGAGCAATTGCTATAGCATCAGTGTTAATCACTGGCCCAAGTGGTAACGATGGTCTGGAAGGTGTCAGCTACATACCATACAAAGATATTGTTGGTGTATGGACTGTATGTCACGGGCATACAGGAAAAGACATCATGCTCGGTAAAACGTATACCAAAGCAGAATGCAAAGCACTCTTGAATAAAGACCTTGCCACTGTCGCCAGACAAATTAACCCGTACATCAAAGTCGATATACCGGAAACAACGCGCGGCGCTCTTTACTCATTCGTTTACAACGTGGGTGCTGGCAATTTCAGAACATCGACGCTTCTTCGCAAAATAAACCAGGGCGATATCAAAGGCGCATGTGATCAGCTACGTCGCTGGACATATGCTGGCGGTAAGCAATGGAAAGGTCTCATGACTCGTCGTGAGATTGAGCGTGAAATCTGTTTGTGGGGTCAGCAATGAACAGAGTAACCGCGATTATCTCCGCTCTGGTTATCTGCATCATCGTCTGCCTGTCATGGGCTGTTAATCATTACCGTGATAACGCCATTACCTACAAAGCCCAGCGCGACAAAAATGCCAGAGAACTGAAGCTGGCGAACGCGGCAATTACTGACATGCAGATGCGTCAGCGTGATGTTGCTGCGCTCGATGCAAAATACACGAAGGAGTTAGCTGATGCGAAAGCTGAAAATGATGCTCTGCGTGATGATGTTGCCGCTGGTCGTCGTCGGTTGCACATCAAAGCAGTCTGTCAGTCAGTGCGTGAAGCCACCACCGCCTCCGGCGTGGATAATGCAGCCTCCCCCCGACTGGCAGACACCGCTGAACGGGATTATTTCACCCTCCGGGAACGACTGGTAATGATGCAGGCCCAACTTGAAGGTGCTCAGCAATACATAACCGAACAGTGTTTAAAGTAA